AAATATAGACTCTTTTCTATAAGCAAAAGCTTCAGCAATATTGGTTGGTTTTTGAGAAATACGTAATTGATATTGCTCAGGATTTAGATCTGCTTTCCACTTTAATCTTTCAAGTCTAATAGCTTCAAGAGCTTCTTCTATCAAAGAATTACCATATTCATCAATATGAGGGGGCATAGACCACTGTTCTGGAATAAATAGACCTGCTAGTCCAATGGTTCCATCTGCGTCCATTAGATCTGTTTCTACGGCATATATATCATTTGCTGTAGGATTTAAAATCATATCTTTTAAAGGCTCACATTGATCAAGATCACCCACAGAACCCGCAGCTATAAACATACCTGTAGTCACCATACCTGAAGACATTGCAGGACGTAAGTACTCATAAGTCTGCATCATCTTGGGTGCAATACCAGCTTCCTCATGAAAGAAATAAGTTGTAGGACCCCCTACACCAGTTGTTGCATTTTTTTCAAAAGAGGCACCTTGTATTTTAGATTTTAAACCTCTTGATGTTTTTCTATTACCAACTTTGACTTCAATCTGTTGTTGCCATAGCAAAACCTTTTCAGGGTTACTGGGTCTATACCAAGCTGTGTGTTCATTTAAGAATGTTTTGTATTCATCCAAAAACTTCCAGGAACCCTTGTCATTAATATAGTCTTTAAGAGATGCACCAATCTTACACGTACTACCTTCTTCAAACCAATACGTATTAATAATCTTACCCATGTGAAAGTAAGAAGAGGCAATCTGACGTTTCTTTAAAATAGCTGAGTGTTTGTAATTCAGTTCAGCAAGTAGTTCATATAAAGCCATATGATACTGAGCATCTCTGACTTTAGCAAACCCATACTTCTTTTCCTCCTTGTCATAAATTGGAAGAAAGTTTAACCACATGTAGTAGTCTCTTGTTAAATACCAAGTATGAGGACCATCTTTATAGATAACCCCCACACGGCATTTATTTTTTTGATCATCCCAATAATCCATAAAGTCTCTAGATCTAAATGGAGCTGCACAATAAAAGCCATCTTTATTAAACTTAGTTGCTTCTAAATTAAATAAGAATGAAGTTTCATTAAAGTTATATAATCCGGGTTCTTTAAACACGGACAATATAAAATCTAAAAAATCTTCTCTTGTTTCAAAAGAAGTTGTTGACCAAGTTCCGGCTTGATATGTTGGGACTTTAATAAACATTAATCAATAGTTTCAATTACAGCAAATATATCTCCAACATTTATAAGCAAATGGTTTTGACCGTCATGGCTCATTTCTGTTGGAACACAGTAATCTGCATATTGAATTAAATCACCTTCTTTGATTTCTTGAACTTCAGCACCAACTGCAATTACATAACCTTGATATATTTTTTCTAAAGCTGTATCAGGAATAATAATATTTGTTCCAGGTACTGTTCTATTTGCTTCTTTAGGTTTTATCAGAACCTTTTTTCCTACCGGTGTTATCTTTGTTTTCATTTTGTTTTTTATTTGGTTTTTTATCTAAGGGTTCATCCCAATAACAGAATACCCAGTTTTCTTTTTTTTGTTCAATCATTACATTTGATCATACGCCAATCCTGCACCACCACGTACTTGACTTTCTTGTTCTTCTTTCATATCACTGAAAGCACCTTTATAAGAATTTCTAATTTGTTCAAATTTAGCTGCAGCATTAACAAGTGAATTAATATTACCATCACGCCCATGCTCAATTTGAGTTGTTTCCATGTATCTGGCCAATCTATCAAGCATTGACTTAATACCCACATAAGCTCTAAAAGTTGGTGTCTCATAAAGTTTTTTACACATATCAAGTGAGTATCTAATCTTAGGGTCCTCCGGAGATTCTTCTAAGCTTACTTCTTCAATAATTATGTCTTCTTTTTCATGCTCAGGTAAATTAAAAAATGGATTCATATCAGGATTAGGACACGTCATATAAAACAAATATTTATAAATACTCATGTACGTGTCAGGGTATTCTTCCATTAAATCTTTTAAAAAGTTTAATGTATAGCAATGTTCTGTTGGAATAACTTTTCCATTTTGAATATCAAATAGTTTTATTAACATTAGGCTTGCATTATTGTATTAAACTCATTATAACTTATTCTTATATGAATAGGCAGCATTGATCCCTGTATAACAACTTCTGTAACTTGTGGATCTACGCTACCTTGTTGATTTATGTAATGACAATAAGTTACTACCAAAGAAAGATCTAATGTAATATCACAATATTTTTTTTCATATTCAAAAAGCTGACTTTTTGGATTACTACTTGGTGTTTGTGTAAAAACAACCTTTACAAATTCACGAGGATTTATCATTTTTTATTGTCTTTAAACCACATAATAAGACTATTCACTTCATCTTTGAAATATGGTAAATTATACATTGTTATTTCTTCAATCACAGGTTCTCCATTAATATGTTCATTAATTGGATAACCATTTTTATCTGTACCAACTTGTTTGAATTTAACATGTTGGATAGTCAACTTACCAATCTTTAGTTTGGGGTTGTGCTTTTTAATAATATACGCATAAATACTGAGTTGTAAGTTATAATGGTTCAAATTACAATCATCAAGGTGTCCAACAGGGTTATACATTTTAGAAGTTATACCCTCCCAATTAGTAAACCCTGATTCTTTGATTTCTTTGTTTGTCTTGTAATCTGTGATATTAATTTCACCATTAACTATTTCAACTAAGTCAGCTTGTCCACAAAGACCCAAAGACTTCAGATAAACAAAATGTTCAGGATAAACACCATCATTAAGTTTCTGTTCTGGTGCAACTTTTACACCATTCTCCTTAATGAGGGGTTTAATTATTGGTAGTTCCACACCATCTCTTTCAATGGTTTTGAAATCAAGCATATCTGCTTCTCTTTGGTTATGATACCAATTACCAAGACCTATTGCCCTTTCTGTTTCTGAATTCCAAGCAGCAAGTATTTCTTTTTCAGTCATACCATACCACTTAGATCTTTTGTTCTTTGCTGATTTTTTAGCTTGAGCTTTAGCATCAAACTTTGGTTTAAACATGCTTATAAAAGATGTGACACTGGTCCAATCAACTTTTTCCTCGTCTTTACTTTCATAAACATGACCTTCTTCTTTAAATATTACAGCCATAATTATTTATTATTTAAAGTAGTATTACAAGTCCAAATACCCATTGCTTCCAAGTCTTTTAGATTGTAGCTTGTTTTTTCGTTTGTTATTCTATAAGCAATAGCATCTGCTTCTGCTCTAAGTAAAACAACCGCTGCTTCTTCTGTGATCATCTTATATTTAAGTAGATCTTTTACTATTTCTGATACAGTCATAATTATAAATTTAATTGTTCTTCTTGTTCTTCAGTCATTAAGGCAGACCATTTACCTTGAGGACATGATGATGATAAAGACCTTGTTTTAAACTTTAAACTACAACCGCAATCACCACAACATGGTTGAGTTCCTGGTGCAAAACATTTATCTCCTTGGTTATCAAGCAGTTGACAACTATTACAGATTTTCATTCTTTCTTCTGCAACAATCTCAACTTCTTTTTTTGTGAATATAGTTCTATAGATACCCTCACCTATCTTATCTATATTCTTAAAAGCATCCATTAACTTTTTAATGTCCATTTTTTTTACTTTTAAAGTCTCTTCTTTCTTGATCTATTTCATCAATCATTTTTTTAGCATTCTCCATTTTCTCTAGTTTATCTGTTACACCTATATGTTTTTCATATCCTTTATAAGTGTTTTTAACTAAATTACCAAGAATGCTTTTGTTCTTCTTGATTGTTTTATTTAGCACCTGTCTTCTTAAGTGAAAAGTACCTAACCCATGAACTGTTATGCTAGGATATGTAAGATTAGAAAGATTTTTTCTAAGCTTTGAATAATAAAAAGTTATAAAGTCTTCAACCACATCCGGATGAACACCAACCTTTTCTGCAATATCAGATCTAAAATCTCTATAACTCTTGGGCTTCAATTCCTAAAATTTTATAGTCCAATAATACATTCCCAGATGTTTGCACATTCATTGCTTTATTAAGAAAGATTTTCTTTTTGTTTTTACCATTCTTAATAACCAGTTGTTTTTTACTTGCTTTTGTAATTGCATTACGCGCTGACTGGGGACTTTTAAAGATCCCCATGTCAGTCACGTCATTACAAAACAAAGTAAGTTCAACTTCTCCTTGTTTAGCCAATTCTGCTAAACATCTTAAATCAGCATTGCTAATTTGTACATCATTGAAAAAACAATATGTTACAATCTGATATTGAATTGTTGTATCAATATCAACCTTAGCTTTTTGATCTACTTTGTTTACTATTGCCATCTATTAATATTTTATAGACTCAACAACATATCAATTAAATCAGGATGAGGGTAACAATCAAACTTATCTCTTCTCACATTAGTGTGTGTTAAAAGACCTTTGACTTTACCATAATATGCATCTTCCTGAAACTCAAATGCTTGCGTTGGTCCAAACTTTTTAATCCATTGTACTAAACCAATTCTAAGGTCAATATTGTCACGCTCAGCAATATATCTCAACCATTTTTCCAATTCTTTAATTTGTTTGGTTGAGTAGTTGTGCCAATTAGTATAACCTTTAAATGGTTCTTTTAATTTACATACTTGAGATTCATGAGCAGTTTGACCAGCATAAGTTTTTAGTTGATCATTCAAATACCCAAAGTTGTTAATCTCAACACCCACGGAATGACGGTTCATAAAACCACTTCCAGTTTTTCCAAGATGCCATCCTTGACCTCCTTCTGGAAATGCTTGAACCATAACTCCATCATAATCATCAGATCCTGTAGTAACTTTTTGACCACCAAGAACAAACTCAGTAGCAACTCTACCACGATTATCTCTACCCCAACTATCAATAGTTTTATAAGGATTCTCCCATCCTGCAGTATGATGCAAGAAAATATAATCATTTGTAATAGGTCCTTCAATGTACTCTCCTTTGGGTAAGAAGTGTCTATGAATGGTTTGATTATAAGGAGTAGTGAAATACTGACCCATTGTATCAGTATCTTCATCTATAGCTTCACGTTCAGCACCTCTTGTTAAAAGAAGTGTCCAGGTATCATTACCAACTACACCATCAGGAGAAAGGTTTGCACCTAATTGAAATCTGATTACAGCTTTTTTAGTTGCAGGACCAAAGACTCCATCTGCTCCTACACCAAGGAGCTTTTGTAGTTTTTTTACATCTGGGCCTTGTGACCCTTGTTTTAACATTTCCATTACGAGCGTCTTAGAGTTCTTTTAGGTTCTTCACTCATAGCAGCTTCAAAGTCTTGTGCAGGATCCAAATTATCTTCACCTTCTTCTTCATTACCAGCCGCATACGCCTGTGCTAAAAACATTTGTGCTTGAATACGTTCAGCACGTGCCTTTTCTACATCTCTAAGAAGTTCTTCATACTCCTTTTGCACCTTTAAGTGTTTGATGTTCTCTTTGTAAAACGCAGTGATTTCTTCTCTACGTTTTTGAAGCTCTTCCTTAGAGAGTTCCTGTTGTGTTTGTTCTTCTGACATAATGTTGATTTTTACGTTAAAGAACAAATATATACAAATTTGGTTTAAATACAAAAAGTTTAAAAGGTTATTTTTATAATACGGTTTTTAAACCGATATGCAAGTAGTTTAGATTACGATTTATTTGAAGTATGCTAGTAGTTAACCAAATCCTCTTATAGATTCTACTATCAACACCAACTCTACCTATTATTAAACTGGGGTTATGATTTAACTTATATGCAGGACCACCATACATTCTGAATTCTTTTATTGCAAATTCATACTGTAAAAATGAGTAGGTTGCACCATGATGACCTTCTCCCATAGCCAATACACCCAGAAATACATTATCATATCCAACTTCAGCTACAACACCTCTTGCATGGAGACAAGCCACATAACCTATAGCTGCAGATTTGTTATCATCCAGTATATAATTCTTAGGTGATTGATATGGAGAGCACTCCTGAGCCTGAATATTACATATCGCGATATAGAATATTGCAGCTGCTATGACCAGTTTCCTAATCACGTTTTAGCTAACCATTTTGTGCAAAACTGCACATTTCTCATACTCCTCTAATTCCTGAAAGTACAAAATCATACTATCAATATCCTCGTCTGTAGGACCAGTTTCTATGTTGTGAGCTAAAGCAGTGAACCCATCAGGAGAGCTGTGGTTGATTTCCAACAACTCATCAAACGTCACTCTATGGGTAATAATATCATAAGAGTTATTAAAAGCCGTATAGAGTAAAGCATCCTCTTTTTCTATTTGCTCTAAATCACTTATACCGTCAAATAGAGTTTCATCCATATCTTCAAAGTTATCTTCATTCATGACTAAATATATTTAACCCTTATATACACAATATAGTCATTTAAAAGGAGGCTAAAAAATTTTTGGCCCCCCAAAATCTAAAACCTCTGCTCCACCAGATAGGAGAATTTCAAATTAGACCCCCACCGGTCCTGCAAAAAATTTGTGTTTGGCATTCTTGAGATGTCCTACTATACAGCTCCCCAGCAACATTACGCGGTTAGGGTACCCCCGCACAAGTGGTACCTACATCTAAAATCAAGTATTATGTATTTTTACAAATTCACACAAACAAAGAAAGGCATCGTGACTAGCTCAGAGCCACTAACTGGAATGAAAACTGTTACCAAGATGATTGGTGGTATTGAAGTACCTGTCAGAGAACAAGCAGGAGCTACAGGAGAAGTTAAGTTTGGCTTCACTGCTATTAGCCCCGAATTGGCTGACAAGATGAATCTCCAAGTAGGAGATGAGTTGCCGTTGGAAATCACAGATAAGCCTGTGGTGAACAACGTGACAGGTGAGATTATACCAAACCTGTACTGGGCTCACTAAGCCTAGAAGGGGGACGAAAGTCCCTCTCACTCAAGGGGGCTACATGCTCTAGCTATCAGCTTTGCACATTTAGCCCTCTCACTCAATGATGCTACAGGCACTATTTATCCCTCTCCCCAGCCACATCATGCTATTAATCATAAAACAAAAGCACTATGTATTTTTACAAGTTTACGCAGACTGGCAAAGGTATAGTAACCAGCACTGCTCCATTGAGCCAAACAATGGAAACAAAAAAAATTGGCGGCATTGAAGTACCAGTACGTGTACAAACTGAGGACGTGAAATTTGGCTTTACAGCAATTGATGCTAAGTTAGCCGCTTCTATGAAGCTACAAGTAGGTGACAAACTACCACTTGAAATCACAGACAAACCAGTAGTGAACTCACAAACTGGTGAGGTTGTACCCAACTTATACTGGGCACACTAAGAAATCAAGG